GTGCCAGACTTGTCATTTCATCATCTGTACCGAACCAAGTATTCTTTTTAGCCCAATCAACTGCCCGTTGATCTGCCACGGGTGCTGGATTTTGAACCTCTTCTCTTTGTTCTACAGGAGTTTCTTTTTCCTGTAAAGCAGGGATTTTAAAATTATTTAACTTATCAGTCTTAATCTTAGCAGCGGTTAAACTTTCCTGTGCTGTAACAACAGCATCTGCATCTCCAGCTTCATACGCTGTTTTATATGCTTTTTTAGCCTGTTCAAGCTCTACAGTTGCTGTTTTCTTTGCTTGTTCAAGTAGTGCTGTCTGGTTCTTGTTAACACTACCTTTTAATTTATTATTCTCTTCTTGAACAGATTTAACATATCGTTCTAGTTCTTCTCTTTCCCTGAACGCTGTTTCTTTTGCCCTTCTTTCATCGTGGTATCCTTTACTGAAGTGCTGAATACGTTTACGAACTTTTTCGGAATAATCACCAAGTTCTTCATCAGTAAGGTCTTCTGGAGGCTCAGAAGGTTTACGATTTCGGTCAGCTTTTGGCGTATCATTGACAACTTCAATTTCAACTCCACTCTCAGCCTCAACCTTTTCGACTCTTTTATCTTCTGGCTCGCTAACTTTTTGTTCATTTTTTGGACTTTCTTTTTTATCTTTATCACTCGATACATCAATTTCTACTGCACTTGAGTTTTCAACTTCAATATCCGTTTTATTATCCTGCTCATCAGGAAAACTATATTCTACTTTCTGCATTGCCATTCTGTATTCCTTAAACTGCTCTCGCTACACCGCGAGGATCTGTTACAACGGCTTCAACCGAATCATCATTCATAAGTCGGTATTCTTTTCCGTCTATCTTAAATCGCGTGCCACTATTAGCACGAAACATTACGTAGTCGCCTATCTTGCACCAAGGGGTATCCCCAAACCTATCTTTATCTTGATACGCTTGACTTCCCATATCCACAACAAGACCTATTATAGACATAATATGCTCATTACGCATTTCTGTTGTTGTTTTTAAAACTTTAGTATTCTCATAAGTTTCTTCAATTTCAGGTAATGCTACAAGCACCCTATATCCTACAGGTTGTGGTAGTTGCACTTCTAGTTGTTCGTCTGTTAATTTTATTACTTCAGTCATCATCACTTTCCATATAATTGCGCGAGAGGTCTTGTATGTGAGACAGACCAGCTTCTAGACCCCGTATCAAGCCAGTCGTTTCCTTGTATTGAGAGAAATCTTTTGCTCCCCCTCCAGCAAGAAAATCTTTTGCAGAAACTATATCAGTTTCGATCTTTTCTTTAAGCACGTCAAAGACGGTTTTAGCCATTATTTACCTTTATTGTTCTGGTTTATAGTTTTGAATATTTCCATATCCATTTTGTTGTCTTTATCTCGTTTATCTATCTCAAGTTGTACATTACTCTTCTCCGCAGCAATTTGTACTTCTTGTTCATCTAGTTTTAACTTTTCAGCTTTCAACATAGCGTCAGCCTGATCTTTCTTAGCCTTCCGTTCAACTTCCTTCGCCTTAATCTGCAGTTCAGCCTGTTGCATTTGTATAATCGGATCTTGTGCTTTCTGTTGCGCCTGTTTCTGAGCTGCCTGTTGCATGTGTGCCTGAGTTAACTGCTTGCCTGCTTTTGCTACAAGCCTTGACAAGTTAACTTCTATCTCTTCAGGTAACTCTTCATTTGGTTTAGGTAGCTCAACCCCAAGTCTTTCTTCTATATCCTTACGATACTTAAACCCAAGATGTTCAGCTATATGTGCCTGTAAAGAGGCCATTATCTGTTTTGCTTGAGGACTTTGACCTATCATCTGGGCAATCATAGGATCTTGCATAAACGACATATGTGTTGATATATGAGCATCGTGGTCTTGGTATATAAATGCTTTCATAGGTTTGTTCTGTAATGCCGCCATGTTTTCACTAATAGGATCTACAGGTTTAAGATCGCCCTTGGTTGGAACAATCTTTTCTGCGTTCTTCATCCCTAATATTTCTATCATTTGCCTGTGTAACTCAGGTAAGTCATATATTTGTGGTGCAGACTGAGCCATCTGTAAGACCGCTTGGTGCTGCACCACTCTCTGTGCCATAGTAGAACTATTGGGATCCGACACAGGGATAACGTCAATCATCATATAATCAGCCTGACGTGCGCCTACTTCACCTCTTGTGGGCTGATAGGCATATTCTGCTGGTGCGTATTCTGCCATGAGAATTTTGAGCATTTTAAACTCTTGCTTCATAGCATAGTGGACACGTGCCTGTACTGCTGCCATAGGCTTCAGAGTACGCTCTAAGAGCGCCAAGGTTGTCCCTACAGGAGCATTAGCAGACATGTCAGATATGTTCATATCACTTATTGCGCCTAGTCTACGGCCTTCCTGAGTGATCTGGTTCAATAACGCGAGCAATGTCTGACTTGGTTCTTTGTATGGTAGGGGCATAATATTCTCACGAATACTGCCTGACGGTACATCTACGTCCTTCCATTCTCCAGGTTCTATAGGTGCATCATCACCTTTAATACGTAATCCTCGTGCTTTTAGACCTCCTGGGAGGTTAGCAAGTGTCCCTGCGTCTACAAGCTGACGTATCAAAGAAGTACCCGCTTTAGCGTATCCACCGATAATATGTATAAGTCCTAGTCCGTAGAACCCAAATCCTGGGACATAGACATAATGTACAAAGTGCTGTCGTTTTAACGATAATTCATCTTCTTGATCCCAATTACGCCTTATAGATAATACTTCTCCAGACCCACGATCCATAGCCACCACGTAGGGTTTGGCTATATCATTCTCTGAATCATCTATACCATCTATAACCATCTCTGCATGGACTTCGTATATGCTATATCTGTCGTCATCTGTAAGAGAATACCCACCTTCTTCTGCTTTTCGTTCTTCTATATCACTGTGGTAGGGCTGTGAGTCACCAAGATCTACATCACGATAAAACCCGTTTACCTGTAATTTTCGTAACTCATTCTTAGTTTTACGCATAACGTGGGTTACACGCTCTGCTGTCTCTATGTGAGATGCTCCATAAGGTACTATTACGTCCTCTGCAGGTATAAATACAGCCATCTGTCTACCTATATTCGAGTCATAATACACCTTTTTAAACGCAGAACCTGCCAAACCAAGGTTATATAATAGTCTTTCATGCTCAGATCGGTACTCAACCATGTTTTCTGTAAGCTGATAATTCATGTCAGACCTCACACGTTCAGAGGCTTCCATCTTCTCTTTAGTCTCCTGACCCAGTATTTTAGTCTTTACAGGGCCTTGTGCAGGAAATGTTTCACTCATAGTCTCTGCTTGGAAACGAATAGCTGCTTCTGCTAACACGTTAGAGTATACTCCACAAGCGCCCTCCCACGGTTCTGTACGTTCTTCATGCTTAAAACCAAGTACATCCAAACCTTTTACAAACGTATCTGCCCAGTCTTTACGGCTCTCTACATCAGAGTCAATCAACCCTAAAAGATCGTTGGCTATACCACTTAATTGATTTTCATCTAAGGATTCAGCGATATTCTCGTCAAACTCCCCCATCATAGCGCCTTCGGGTTCAGGTATAATAGTAACCTCCATACTCCCATCATCAAGGGTAACCATGTCAGGATTGACTATTTCTACCTCTAAAGCAGAAACATCCTCGCCATTTATACCTTGAGGTGCTTGGTACATACCTTTTTCTATTGCCATTATGCTACCTTTCTAATCAATAATACCCAGTTCTTCTTCTAAAATACTGTGTTTCTTCAGGTTCATCGCTTGGTAGACGTATAAACCCGCCCTGTCTGAAGCGCATCAGTGCCATCACGGTAGAGTCAACTAGGTCATCATGGCTCATAAACGGAAATCCTGCTATTTCTTCTACTACTTCTTCTGCCCATCGTGTTTCTGGAACCCATACAAGACCAGAGGAAACTATGTCGGTGACTGAATTAAGACGTGCTAACTTATCACCAGAACCCCTATGTGGTGTGTACTCCTGTATCGGTATCCCCATCCTCCTCATCTCTTGGTAAAGAGCCGTTCCCGCACTCTTTTTCTCCACAATAAACGAATCTGGCTCCCATTCTCCGTATTCTTCCATAGCCAAAGCCTTCAGTTCTGGGAACTCTAATCGCTTTTTAATGCTATTTAACAGAATAATGTTGTAGTTGTCCACATCTTCGTTCAAAAATACGCCCCAAGTTGTCAAAGCCGTGAAGTCTGCACGGTTGTGAGTCTCTGCCGCTGCGTCCAAAGACATGATAACATACTCGCATGAGGGTGGACTTTCCTGTTTCCATATCTGCCACCACTCTCGCTTAACAAGTGCAGCCTCTTCTGCTGTCGGTTCTTGCTGATACTGGGCATTCCACTGAAAAACAGGCATTGAAGCCTTAGTTCTGAGTAGTGCTTCAAGGTCAAAAAACTGAGGCCAGAGGGGTTTTTGCTTAGATTCTCCCGTTTTTTTGTCTGTTACATCTAATATAGCAGGAAACTCAACCACCTCGTACTGATCTGACCTCTCGTTCTGGGTCATATCTCTTACAACACGCCCTGTCAGGTCATCCATGTGCCATCTGGTCTGTATTATGGCAACTCTTCCTCCAGGCATAAGACGAGTTCGCGCTCCGAAGGTAAACCAATCGTATGCTTTTTCGAACACTTCGAAGTTTCCGTTAATAACGTCTTGTTCTGAGTGGGGGTCGTCCACAAGTAAAAGATCAGCACCACGACCAGCAATAGAAGAACCGATACCACACGCATAATACTCACCCCCTGAATTAGTATTCCAACGTCCTGCCGACTTAGAATCTATTGCCAAAGCCACAGTCGGAAAGATAGCTTGGTAAGTTTCTGTTGCAATAAGGTTACGAACCTTCCTACCAAAATCCACAGCGAGGTCTGTGGTGTGCGAAACCATCATAACCTTCTTGTTTGGATTCCTTCCTAAAAACCAAGCGGGGAACATAATAGAAACAAGCTGAGATTTTCCGTGTCTTGGAGGAATATTGACACAGATGCGATACTTTTTACCCTGCTCAATTC